ACTTTATTGTCTCCTATCCTTTTCACAATAATATCCTGATGGGCACCAACAGGAGTAATAGATACTGTAATTGTATTTTCATCTACCAAATTTGTCCAGTACTCTGGAAGTTCAATTACATTTTTATTTAACAGTTTACCACGAACATAAACGCCATTTTCTGGACCCTCTAAGCAAGTGTGGACTAATTGCTTTCCTTCTTTTGTTGGGTGGGGAATGACAAAGTTTTTAACAGATGCTTGAAGAACGTTAGTTCTTACAACTTTTGCTTCAATATATTTTGATTTTAATAGTGTATCAACTCTAACAAAACTTTGAAATCTTGCATAGGTTCTGCACCATAATGAATACAAAGTTGTCCCAACATCAGAATTTACAAGTCTCCCTATAAGTAAAGTAGCTCTGGGAATAGTGTGGTCGTTAGGTCTTCCAACTTGCAAAGGACCTTCTACAAATCCAGATCCTCTAATTTTTGCATCACCAACTCCCAATGCCTTAGGAGTTCCGGCACCACAAATTAACTGTCCTCCAGCCGCTACATCATCCATTAAAAAAGCCATAGTTTTCTCCTTACTTGTTGTTTTCTTTTTGTATAACTCTACCACCCACTTTAGAGTCTTTATTACATACTGCGTCGGTCACTCCCCTAATGATTGGGGCATAGATTTCCATTACATCATTTGCAACAATTTGTGCCATTCCGGGTGATGCTAATTTATAAAGAGAAGATGCATCCACCTGAACTTTTTTGCCTTTTAATGCTATATTTTCTGATGCATCTATTGTAATATTTCCCTTAGATCCACCTTCCCCAACGGCAATAATTTCAACGTCAGTTCCTTGAAGTCTTAATTTTCCTTCCGAAGCAACAATTGCGATATTACCCTTCCAAGAATGGATAAAAAGAGTTTCTTCCGATTCTTTGAGATCTTCTCCCGATTCTATTACTATTCTACCTGGAGCAGTGATTTGAGTAGAACCTTTTCTGGGACCATCATTATCTAAAATAATTGACTGTCTTGCGTCAAATGCCTGAAGCATGACTCCAGCCGTGACGTCAGCATTTTTATGCAAATGGCCGAAGTTAATTGAACCATGATCATTTCCATATCTGAGAGTTGTATAGGTTTTCTTTGCCGTGTCATTCTTGGATCTGGAAATATTTCCGGCAAGAAGTTCATCTCTACCAACTTTAGGTGTTATTGAGAGTTTTGTATTGAACGTATTTTGAGATGTTGCCATTATATGTTAATAATGATATTAATATTTAACACTCTTAATTAGATAGTTGAATCGGGAGTTCCCGGAATATTAAGTCTAGGATCATTACTACTAATATCAGTACCAGACCTCTGAATTGCACTTGGAGGAGTGGTAACCTGAGCAGTAATACTTTCTTCAAGTGTTGCATAAACTCTTACCTGAGTTCCTGTTGTCTTATAGAATCCGGCATATGGTACACCTTCATCAAAGTAAATAGCACCATAATATGCTCTTCCATCAACATATCCAGTCTGCTTAAGACCAACAAGATCTGTAACTTGGATAAGTCTTTCTGCATCTTGCGTAGCATCTTGTATATCAATGGGATCTCTGATGGGAGTGATAACAGGTCTTAAAACAGCATTTACTCCCGTTTCGGAAATTATATCTATTTGTGGGTATACGTCATATGGCGCAGGAGTAACTACAGAAACTGATCTAATTTTTCCAAAAGGATCACAATCATATGTAAGAACAGCACCATTATCTGGTGTTATTCTAATTTCATCAACACCACAATTATAATTAATTCCTGGATCTTCTACAATAACTTCAGTAAGAACAGGCAATACCGTATATGGAGTTCCTATTGGAGTATCTGAAGGACTCTCTTGTGCTGGCAAGTATCCATTTCCTGGATCATTAATAATAATTCTATCAACTACTCCCCTACCACTAACTTTCCTAGCACATGGTGGTGGAATCAATATCGCAGAGACTCCGACTGGATTTAGAGTCCATGGTGTTTTGTCTGTACTTGTACTTTCTATATCTCTGCTGATGTAGAGACCAACTCCCATCGGATTCGTATCAAATATAAAATTTCTTTCTTGATTGACAGGATCTATTACATTTTCTAGTTCTAATACAATATCATACTTTCCAGCAGTAAGATTAAATGTATATTGAACTTTTTGACCGGCAAAATCTGTAGTCTTATATATTTCAACTCCACCAATCTTCAGTAATGCAATGTTATCTCCTTGAAAATTAAACTTATATAATCCAGTTTGAGGAAAATTTACATTCTTCCATGACATAGTAAATTTGCCAATAATTGCGTCCTCTCTTGCACTAGTAGAATTAAAAACTTTTGGAGTTATAGAATACTCATTCATAAATTTACTCCAATATCTACTCTCATATCCAACCAATTCGGGCCCCTCATAAGTCACGCCACCCTTTACTATTGATACGGGTGATGATGAAGTTGGTTGTGGAAGTGCTGGAGCCGCTTTTTTCTTTTTCTGCCAGACAGCAATACCAAATCTTTGACCCTTGGCAGGATGATAAGAACCTAATGTTAGTCTAGTATTATCGTCCCACTGAATATAATTTTTATTAACATTAGTATCATTCCAGTCTCCTCCAGATCTTATTCTCTTTCCTTTATACCATGTTCCTTCATTATACCTATGGAATGATGCATTTTTAGGGTTTTTAGAAATAATACCTCCCCTTTGACCCCTTTGTGCTTGACGACTACCTTGAGCAAATGAATATGCTCGATCTAATGGAGGGACGAAAACATCATCAACCTGAACCCATTCTTCGGATTGTTCTACTGGGGCAGCAGTTTCTTGTGGAGGAGGAACGGGTTTTCTCCAATCTTGAGTACTAAAAATCTTAGTGTCAACGTAATTTTTAGTCACGGCAGGTTTGTTAAAGACTTCTACCACAATGGTATGATTTCCCTTCTCCAATAAAACTTTAGTTAGTTTTGGATTACTAACATTAAATCCATCTAAAGGAGCTATTTCTCTACCATCAATTAATATTCTACCCCTATTATCTACAGTTCCTTTTACCCCATAATAACCACGATAGGGAATATTGATCTGCCAACTATTTGTATAGGTTATTCCAGATTTATCACTACCTTCAGTATTGAGTGGGAGAATAGGTGATATTGCATACCTATCCATAAACTTACTCCATGCACCACTTCTTATATGACTATATCTGACAGGATACCATTTCTGAGACGAACCCGGAAATCTAGTTGACCAAATTGGGTTGGGTGGACATCTTCCAGTTTGTATCGGTGGATTTTCTTGAGGAGTTGTTGGTTGGGGAGCTTCTATTGTAACAGAAGCTCCCATTGGGTTGTTATTGAATGAATTTGGGGATACAAGTTTTCTTCCTGTATTTACTTGTGAGGTTTGTGTAACAGCCGGTTCTCCAACAACAAATTTACATCTACTGCCTTGAAGATCAAAAAATTTACCTTTACTAACTGTACATTCTATATCCTTCCAGTTAAAATCCTTATCATCTTCGGCTTGAACAGTAGAATCTCCTCTTTTTCTTAATTTAATTGATCCCTGCCTACTAGTATCAAATTTTACTTTATATACTTTTCCTTTTTCAACTGTTTTTTTTACTCTTTTATTTTTGGCATTACCATTAAATTTCTTAGACAAAGATATACCAAGTTCAGGTATCTCAAATGAATTTGCATATTTTCCAGTTACTGAAATATTAAAATTAACTTCAGTAGTTCCTCCGCCCGTAGTTGTTGAAACTGGTACAACTTCATCAACAAGGGTTGGTGCATTTACTAATTCAATTTTTATTGTATGAGATCCTTCTTGAATTGTTTTTGAATTTGGTACTATAGGATCTTTTGTTCCATCTCCCAGTACAACTCCACTGTTCAACTTAAAGACTCTTTGATCATCAATAAACAACGTTGCAATATTATCACAATGTCCTCTAAAAATATATTCCCCGGTAATCGGAAAATACTCTTCCCATTCCATAACGAAAGTTTTTGAAGCCTCATCAGTTCCAATAAATCCAGAAGGTGCAATTGGAGATATTGCATAATTGTTCATAAATTGCGACCATCTGGGGTCTGTTATATGATATCCACTATGATATACCTTATTGTCTTCTTTAGTATAGATTAATCTTGGTTGCTTACTTCTAGTTGTCCAATATGGTTTTTTTAATGCATTCTGAAATGCCTCAATTTCCCTTTGAATTGGGTCGGATGAAATTTTAGTATATTTTCCAGGTTCCCATTGACCGCTAGCTATTCCATTTTGGTTAAAAAGTTCTCCATAACCAACATCAGTATCATCGCATAGTTCATACAATTCAAAATCTTCTTCACCTTCATAAACTTCAACTCTTTCTGGAGTTTCTCCAAGAATAGAGGTAAGAACAGCACCGCTTCCAAATTGGCAATAATCCTTTGCTGCTACTAAAGGGGGGAATTGATATCCATGCCCACCTCTAACAAGATCAACAGCTAGTAAAGAACCATCTCTTCCAATAATTGGGTTTGCAGCAGCTCCTATACCTCCACCACCAAAAATTTGAATTACTGGAGGACCACACTCTTTATATACTTGTGGTCCTCCACATTCTCCTCCATCAGAAAGTAAATCTTGTGGTGTTAATCCATTAACTTCATTGATTGATAGATATCTTACAACGTTATTTCCATCTACAAAAATGAATGTTGTTCCGGGATTATCCTTAGCATAATCATTTGCCTCGCAAATGGTAATAGAAAAAACATATCCAAGATCAGGATCAACATATCCCACCCTAATATCATCTGTTGTCGGTTGTGTAGATAAATTAAATGACATTGTTTGTTATGGAGCTATGGGAGGTAAATCATTTGTGCTTCTATCTGGAGATGCAAATGGTTTAGCTGGTTGAGTATCAATAATCATATTTGGATTCTGAGCTATATTATCAATTTGACCGAATCTTGGATTCTGACCACTTTCTAAGGCTCCACTTCCATTTTGAATGGAAAAATAATCCGAAGATGGGCAAGATGGAGTTAGCTCACATCCAAATATATTTAACGATATATTTGAAAAACTTAAAGCTGAAGTAATACTTACCGAAACATCTTGGATTAGGTTGGACCCAAATGATTTAAATTCTCCAATTCCTATTAAAATATCTTTAAGAAAATTACTTATATTATCTATAATTTTGTTAATTGTCGTTTCAATTTCTGGTTTATTCTTATTAATTAAATTTCCAGTTAAAGATTCTACTGAGCAAATTGGAGTGGTTGGAGTTTTTGGTTTTGAGCGATCTTGTGGCAATTCAAGTTTTATAGATTTATTCAAAAATCCTCTAATTTGATCGCACAAATTGTTAGTTATTTTACTAAACAAACATGTGATTAATTCTACAATTATTTTTTTTATATCAAAAAATTTATTTCTCTGATTTGGAGGAACTATGTTAACTGTAGGAGCTAAAGATATATTGATTTTTTTGAGAATAAATGCCATTATCTTATCAAAAATAATTTTCATATATTTTGCTATTTCACATGCAAAATTATCTATAAGTGATTGTATTTCTCCAAGTAAATTTGAAACGGC